CCAATTGCGGCAACCGACTTCACTCGGAGCCGGGAGATCCGCACGGGTGCCTTGCCCTCTGCCCGGCAAGGTCGCCGGGTAGTGGAAACCACATGGTACGGAGGCAAGGGAGGGGACTTGTGGGATCTGATCCACCCCATTCTTGAGCGAGACCCCAACGCCGAAGGGAAGCTCTTCTTCTTTCCTTGGCATGGTGACCCCGAATGCGTCAAGACCAGTGGAACGATCACCCCGGAAATCGAGGAGTACTTCAAGGACATAGGCGACCGGGTGGGTCGGAAGTTTTCCCCCGAACAGAAGAAGTGGTACGCCGCCCGGCGCATCGAGCAGGGCATTTTCATCAAGCGAGAATACCCCTCCACGCTGGAGGAGGCAATGAGTGCCCCGGTCGAGGGGTCCATCTACGGGGACTCGGTGACTGCCCTCCGCGACAAGGGGCGCATCTGCCCGATGGAACCGGACTCGACTGCCCTTGTTCACACCTTTTGGGATCTGGGAAGCCCGGAGAACACCGTCATATGGTACGCCCAATTCGTCGCCAACGAGATCCGTCTGATCGATTGCGACACCGGGTTCGATGGGTCTTTGGTCGAGCGTGTCTCCCACATCCTCAACAAGGGTTACCCGTTGGGCATGCATTACCTGCCACACGATGCAATGGCGACGAAGACCTCCGGGCGTAGCTTCGCCGGGGAACTCGCCGATGCTGGCATCCGCAACGTGCGAGTCATCCCCCGGACGCAAAACATTTGGGTCGGCATCAATCGTCTGCTCCAGATGTTCCCCCGGCTTTGCTTTCGCACCCCCGCATGCTCCGCCGGGTTGGATGCACTGGAGAACTACCGGACCCGTCCGACCATGCAGGGTGGTGCCGTTGCCATCGATGACCCGGTGCATGATTGGTCATCCCATGCCGCCGATGCCCTGCGCATGCTGGCCGAGGCGGTCATGCACGGGCTGGTCGAAGGCAGCAACCGCGATGCGATCACCGGACGCCGCAACATGCGCCAGACCACCCCGGTCATCATGGGCTTCCGGGGCGATGAAGAACCAAAGCGTCGAACCAGTGCCGTCTTCTCCGGGTGAAAATATTTCAGAAATCATTTGTCCGGTCTTCCTCTGGCAATTAAAGCACCAGCACATGCAACCTCCTCGCCCTCACTTTCCGCGCCTTGGGTGTACGCACACCCGGCGTTTCAATCTCAACTGATAAACACTATGGGATTTTTTCAATCAGTCTTCAAAGGCAACATTGCCGAGGCATTCCGGGGTCCAAGCAAGAAACCTGCTGCCGCCAGCACACCGCCTCCCGCCGCTCCCGCCATCAATATTCCTTCTCCTCCGCCAACACCGCCACCACCGCCACCACCGCCATCACCCGGTTCGACAGAATTTGCCGAGGCGGAACAAGCTGAAGCGAGAAAGCGGCAACAGACCTTTGGTTACAAGGCGGCACTGCTCAACAACCCGGACGCCGCGATGGAGATCAACAGTGCCACCGGGCGCAAGAGTCTACTCGGACGATGATGGACAACGGCGACCTACTCTAAATTGCCATGCGCAACTACACTTCCTCTCAATTGGATTTGGCAACTCGGTGCTATTACACACCTCCCTTGCCCGGCGCGAAGATTCCGAACCTGCACTCCATGTCACTGGCGGATGCCGCCCGTGCACTTGGTCTCGGACCCAATTCAAACTGGGCGCAAGTCAATCACGCCAACGATGGCAGAGGGCACCGGGCCGCCGCCCCGGTTGCTGCTGCCCCGGCTGCGAAACCAGCCGCACCAGCACCCACCTCAGTCGGAATGGCACCAAGCTCTCCAACACCGGGCGGACCTCCTACCTCACCGGAAGCCACCGACTTTGAAGGCGGAGGAAGTGGTTTTGATCAGAAGAAGAAGAATCGCGGATTCGGATACAGGGCATCCCTCCTGTCTAACCCGGATGCCATTGCCGAGAGATCGGCAACGGGGTCGAGAGGTCGCGAGAGCCTACTGGGAGCGTCTTCTGCTGGGTCGAACACCGCCACCGGGGGCAGATCCTTGCTCGGACTTTAAATGGATTACGCCGACTCAAACAAAGCGCAGGGAAAGCGTGAGTTGGCGGTCGCTATTCTTTCACGCTACACCCGTCTGGAGTCCGACCGATCCTATTGGATGAGCATGTGGCAGAGCATCGCCAACTTGGTCATGCCCCGGAAGAGCTACATTCTCACGCAAAGCACCACGCCATCCGCCGACCGGGAGCAATGCCTCTTCGACTCCACCGGGGTCCGCGCCAACATGGTGCTCGCCAACGGGTGCATGAGCTACATCACACCGTCTGATGCCCGGTGGTGCAACTTTTCGGCACCCGACAGCGTGGAAGAGGAACCCGGTGTGCAGGAGTACTTCTCCGAGGTTACCGAGACGGTCATGGAGGTGCTGGCCCGAAGCAATTTTCACACCGCGATCCATGAACTCTACTTGGACCGTGGATGCTTTGGCACGGCGGTGCTCTTCGTCGAACCGGGTGAGACCACCCCCATCATTTTCCGCAACATCGATGTCGGTAGCTTTTGTCTATCCGAGAACCATGAAAGCGTGGTGGACACTCTCTTTCGCAAGTTTGAGATGACCGCCCGTCAAATGGAGCAGGAGTTTGGCCGCGATGCCCTGCCCGAACATGTGCGCAAGTGCTGCGAGTTGGACGGGAAGAACATCGATCAGAAGTTTGAGGTTCTCCACGGAGTCTATCCCCGGTCGATCAAGGAACGCGATGTGACCAAGAAGGACGGCAAGCATAAACCCTACGCCTCCTGCTACATCGAGACGAAGGGCAAGACCATCCTGCGCGAGGGCGGATACGACGAGAAACCTTTCATGGCAACCCGGTTCCTCAAGTGGCAGTCCGGGGTCTACGGGTGGTCGCCCTCATGGGTCGCCATGCCCGACATCCGCCAGTTGAACTTCCTGCAAAAGCAGATGGATGCGCTCGCCGAACTCTCGGCATTCCCCCGAGTGCTCGTCCCCGACAGCATGGAAACCACCGTCGATCTCCGGGCCGGGGGCATCACCTATTTCAACGCGAGCGATCCCTCCGCCAAGCCACAAGAGTGGGCAACCCAAGGTCGCTACGATATCGGACTGCAACGCATTCAAGAAAAGCAACGTCATGTCGAGGAAGCCTTCCATGTCCCGCTTTTCCAGATGTTCTCGATGGAGGAAGCCAGCAACCGCATGACGGCGACCGAGGTCAATGCCCGGAACGCCGAACGTCTGACCCAATTCTCTCCGACCTTTTCCCGACTGACCACCGAACTGCTCATCCCACTGCTCCAGAGGGTCTACGGCATCCTCGCTCGCAATGGCGCATTCCCGCCACCCCCGGAAGCCCTCATTCAACAGGCACCGGACGGGTCACTCTTCATCCCGGAACCAAAGGTCAACTTCAACTCCCGCATCGCCCTTGCCGTCGAGCGGATGGCGGTCACCGCGACCGACGAGAGTGTGCAAACCGCCGGGGCATACGTGCGGATCTCTCAAGACCCATCAATCATGGACAATTTCGATATGGACAAGATCGTCCGCAAAAACGCTTTGAGCCGGGGGATGGACGCCGAACTGCTCCGAGACCCGGCGGAGATTGACGCTATGCGCCAGCAACGGGCGCAAGCGCAAGCGGAAGCCGCCGCCATGCAGCAGGAAGCCCTCAACGCCGAACTCATGGCGAAAGCCGGGTCGGTCAAGCAGGACAGCATGCTCGCCCAAGGCATGCGTGGACAACAGATGCCAATGGCATGAGTGATCTCGAAAAACGGGTCCGGGCGGAAAAGACCAAATTTTCCTTCGCCTTCTTCAACTCACCCGATGGCGCGTTGGTCATGGATCACCTCGACAAGGTCTTTGGATTTCACGCCCCGGCGTTCCTGCCCGGCGAACAAGGCAGCTACGACACCGTCCGGGCGGCAATCCGGGACGGGCAACGCCAAGTCTATCTCCACATCAAAGCGATGGCGGCAAAATCCCATGAGCAAAACGACAGCAAAACCGAAGCCCAAGTCAGTCGAGATTGAGCCAGAGCAAAGCCCGTTTCTCGGCGACCTCACCCCGGAGTTCATTCTCTGGCACCAATCCACCAAGACAGCGCAGGAGCATCGAGAACGCTACTTCGACCGCATCCCGCATGAATACTCGGAGAGATTCGGAATCGACCGGGTCTGAGCAACGTGGGCGACAAACCTTATGACCATCGACACCAACCCCATCGCGGACGGAAACGCCGCAATGGCAAACGCCAACGCCGCCAACACGGCGGAAAACATCCAAGCAACCAGCAGCACCCCGGTGACCAACCTCATCAATGGTGCTGGTCTCCCGGCAGAGGGTTCGCAACACCAGACGGCGACCCGGCTGGTTGACGATTCCGGTGCCTTCACCGAGGGCTGGTTGGACCGACTGCCCAGCGAGTTTGACGATTCCAAGCAGATCCTCGGTCAATTCAAGGACGCCCTCGGCATGGCCAAGACCTTGGTCTCGCAGCAACGCCTCCTCGGGAAAAAAGCCGAGGCAGTCCTCCTGCCCGGTGACAAATCCTCCCCGGAAGAATGGAACGACTTTCACCGCCGCCTTGGCGTCCCGGAATCCCCCGAACCCTACAAAGCCGCCCGACCCTCGACCCTCCCGGAGGGCACCGAGTGGAACGACCAAATCGCCGCCAAGACCGGGGAAATCGCCCACCAAGCCGGGATCACTCCCAAGCAGTGGCAGACCGTCCTCGACTCGTTTGGCGAACTGGAGGCGCAAAGCCAAGCCGCCCAAGAGCAGCAGTACGCGCAGGAAAGGCAGGAGAGCTTCAAAGAACTCAGCCAAGAGTGGGGAGATAAGTACGACATCAACATGTCCAAGGCGACCCGGCTGGTTCAACTCGGGGCTGGAGACATCAACGACATCGGTCTGGCTTCGCCGGGTATCGTCAAGATGCTGGCCCGGATCGCCGACACCTTGAGCGATGACAAGATGGTCACCAGTGACCTCTCCGCCACCATGATGGTGGGCAAGGCACGGGCAATGGACATCATGCGCAACCCGCAAAACCCGATGCACAAACTCTACCAATCGGGAGACCGGGAAACCGCCAACCTCGTCACCGACTTGCTCCGAGGGTAGCAAACTGCCACCCGCCTTGCTTCGTGCAGGTCACCCGGCACTGGGGAATTTCCTCGGTGCCGGGTTTTTTATCCGAAAATCTTTTGACCCGTTTTGGTCACGGGTGTACGCACACCCTTAACTCTACCGAAGGAAAATCCATTCGGACCCATGTAGGCAGAGTTGAACCGCAGAACGCCAGTCCCTTTCGGGCCAACTGGGGGAGCGGACAACGATTCAACTCAAATTAGAAACCTTAAAATCTCATGCCTAACATGACCCAAATCCCGGATCACTATGTGATCCAATACGAGACGAACTGGCAGATGCTCTTGCAGCAGATGGACGCTCGCCTCAAAGACCGCACCAAACTGGTGCAAGCCAATGGTGCCGCCGTCCGTTTCAATCAAATGGACATCGCCACCATGTCCGCCGTCACGGCGCGTAACGGAGCCACTGTCAACGACAGCCTCGCGCTCCCCGCTCGCTGGGCCTACCCGGTGCCTTACAGCACCTCTTCGTGGTTCGACGAGTTCGACAACACCTTCCTCGGAAGCGTTGTTCTCCCGACCTCCGAAACGATGCAAGCCCAGTTGGCGGCGTACAACCGTACCGCCGACCAAGTGCTCATCAACGCACTGCTCGGTATTGCCAACATCACCAGCACCTTGGCGACCTCTTCTGGTTTCGGGCTGAACAACACCACTATCGGAGTCCCGTTTCCAACAGGACAAGTAGTCGCGGTCAACTACGTGGGCGGCGGCGGAACCCCGGCCAACACCAGCCTCACCATCGCGAAGATCCGCGAGGCGAAGCGCATCATGGATTCCAACGAAGTACCCGCCGAAGGGCGTATCCTCGTTGTCTCCTCGAAAGAAATCGCCGACCTGCTCGGAACACAGGAAGTGACCAACCAACTCTACAACAGCGTTCGCGCCCTTGTGGACGGTGAAGTCACCAGCTTCCTCGGGTTCAGTGTGGTTCGCTCGGAGCTTCTTCCGGTCTTCTTGGGCGTGCGTAACTGCATTGCCTACCAACGCGACAGTGCAGTGGTCATCGATGGCGGTCGCAAGACCTACATGGACATCATCCCGACTCAGAACCATTCGTTGCAGATTCGCTCCACCGCGATTCTCGGCGCGACCCGG